ACAAATACGATAGAGAAGTAAACTTTCCAACATGTTGGTTAGCTGCTAATTACGACGATATTTTACCTGCAGGCACTCCTATTATACAGTGTATTCCATTTAAACGTAGTACTACTATTCACGATTGTGAAGTTCGTCCATTTACGGATGCTGAATTTAAAAAACATGAGATTACCAGAATGAAACAAGATAATCAAAATAGTTATTATGTAAACAATCTTAGGGTAAAAAAATAATGTCAATCTTTTCAACAATTAAATCGTCAGTATCTAACATGTTTACTCCAGAGCCAATGATTAAATTTAAGTGCTGTGTTCCAGGGTACGAAATTGGCCAACCAGTTAAACGTGCAATGGATGTAAAACCAGATTGGATGATTAAACAATTAAAAGAAGCCGAACGTACTAATAGTCATAAATTTTCATCATGTCCAGGCATGCATGATTATTATAGATCTGGGTATATCATTCCTGCATGGGAAGATTTTGAAATTGTAGTAAATGATAAAACTGCAAATATTAAAGTTGGTATACACAACCATGTTAGAAATGACAGTTTTGAACGTATGGCATATAGCGTACTTGCAGGTGCAGCTAACATTGATGAGGATATTAAACCTCATGCATTAAAATTACCATGTCCGTGGAAAGTATTTACTAAACCTGGATATTCTGCATTTGTTATGCCTGCATTCTATCACTCACCATTTTTAAGAGATTTATTTTTATATCCAGGAATAAACGATTACGATCATTATCACACTATCAATGTTATGTTTTCACCATTGCGAAAAATGCATGTTAAAATATATGCAGGTACTCCAATGTTACATGTTATTCCATATAAACGAGAACATATTACTGCCGAAGTTGGTTTATTAACTCAAAAAGAAGACGGTCTTGCTAATTTTACATACCGGACTAAATCTCCTGGCTTTTATAGAAAATGGTTACACCAAAAGAAAACAACTGATATAACTTACCTTTAATCTTATAACCATACCTGACTAATTGTATAAATACTACAATATAGTTGGGTATCGGTCAAATTTGCAGATTGTATCAACCAACTCACAATCGGATAATATAATGGCAACACTCTTAAAAAACAAACTCCTTGCTAATGTTGGTGCTACAGAAACCCTAATTCTTACTACCGGTTCAGCAACTCGGGTAACTGTAATTGGGTTAAGTTTAACAAATACCAGCGATGCTATTATTCTTGCATCGGTTCGAATCCTCGATACCACAACCTCAGACACAGCATACTACATTAAAAATGTAATTGTACCATCTCATCAAAGCTTACGCGTAGTAAACGGCGGCGAAAAATTAGTTTTAAGCCAATCTATGAGTGTATATGTGCAATCAAATTTAGATAATAGCATAGATCTCGTTATGAGCTATGTTGAACTTACATAAGGGAATATTATGACATATTACGTCGGTGGTGAAATTAGCCAAGCAGACTTATTAGGAGCAAATGCTAGATATTTTTATGCATTGCGCAGAGCAGATGACGGGACAGTTTATTTTGATAAAATTGATCAATTAGCATCTGATAATGCAACAATCACAATAAACATTCCAGGTCCACCTGAAGATAACTTTAATGATTTTGATTATAACGCAGATTTCTTTGATGGGCGATTAGCTGATCATACAAGGCCGCATCCTAATTTGTTCATTGACCAATATCGATGGGATAACAGAAATTGCTTTTATTACATAAATGACAATGGCGAATTTGTAGTTCGTATTAATCAAGCATACGTTTATTCATAATTTAACATCATACGAATACAGGAAAAAAATAAATGGCAGAATTTAAACTTAGTAGATTCCGATACATATGGGTCGGAGAATGGCAAACTGGTGTCAGATATGATGAAGACTCGGTAGTACTACATCAAGGTAAAACTTACATATGTAAAACTGGACATACGTCGAGTGCATTATTCCATACTGATCTCATTGCAGATCCTACTAAATGGGATTTATCAGTAGATGGAAAATCATGGAAAGGATCATGGGTAACGTCTACATATTACGATTTAGATAACATTGTGCTTGCTGGCGGTACTGCATATCGTTGTATAATTCCACACACTAGTTCTCAATTTCAGGATAACACTGCTAACTGGGCAGTATACGCAGAATCATCAAACTGGAATACAATTTGGTCTCCTAACACTCGATATATTCAAAACGACCTTGTTAAATATGGCGGGATAATTTATAAATGTTTAACTGCCCATACTTCAGCAGCAACTATAACTGATGGATTAGAATTTGATAGTTCACACTGGACATCATATTATGAAGGGATTGAGTATAAAACTAATTGGTCTATTGCAACTCGATATAAAGTTAATGATTTAGTTAAACTTGATGCAAGTATCTTTATTTGTATAGATTATCATACATCAGCTGCATCATTTGATGATACAAAATGGGAAATGTGGTTACCTGGACAGATGTTTGATTCGTCTTGGGCAGCAATGACTAACTACAATTTAGGTGATGTTGCTATCTATGGTGGTAATGCATATATTAGTAAAACTGATAATAACAACAATAACAATCCGGTTTCTAGTACAACAGAATGGGCATTATTTAACCAAGGTTACAGCATTGCAGGTGATTGGGATACCGAAGTACAATATACGATCGGCAGTGTAGTTCGTCGAGGCGGAGAATTATACGAAGCAATTACTAATAGTATTGCAATTGATCCAAGTACTGAACTAACTCCAACCTTTTGGAAATTTATAGTTCCTGGAAAATACTGGACAAATCGATGGGCTGTTAACACTGATTATGTAATAAACGATATAGTAGTATGGGGTAATGGTACATATTTAAGTGTAGTTACTCATACTTCAAGTTTAGCTGATCGTCCAGATTATGATATTGCTAATGACTTTTGGTCGTTAATTATTTCACACAATAAAAATAATGCAATGACTGATTACGGCGATATGGAAACATTTAACAATGACAAATACACTGCAATCCATGCTGGTAATCCGCGAGAGATATTGCGTACTACTCAAGCAGTTCCGGTGTGGTCAACGTATAATGCGTCACCATCAGTATTTTATGTAGATGTTAATAACGGCATTGATACTCCGTTATACGGTAGGTCAATTGAAGCACCGTGGAAAACAATTAAATATTCATGTGATTTTATTAGACAAGGTGCATACTATCCAGTTGCAACTGATGGATTGAAAATTAATAAAGGTTGGCTAATTACTGAAATGTATCAATGGATGTTGCATCAAATGTCATCTAGTATTGCTCCATTTAGTCCTACATCATTATGGGATCAGTTCTATGCACAACGCGATGCTGGATATTTTATCGATGCTCTTATTTACGATATGCAAAGAGGCGGCAACAGTCAAACAGTTGCAGCTACTAAACGATTATTTTATTATGGATCATCTGACATATTAGTTAACAGTTTAGTTGAAGCATCAATTCAGTACTTTGTGCCGTCGTTAACTCGATTATTAAGTCTAATGGTTAGTGTATTGTCAAATACTGATCCGTTAACGAGTTATCAAGTTACAAATGGCGTTGCGGCTAATGAACTAGTATCTAGAGTTCCTACACCTGATGTTGAGCCAGCTGCAATTGCAGAATTAACTAGCTTAATGGAAATTGTAACTACTGCATTGAGCTTACAAACAACTAAGTATGTTCCAGCTGATAATACTGGGTTAACTGCAATTTTATATATTAAAACCGGAACGTATAACGAATCGCTACCTATTATTGTACCAGAAAATTTGTCAGTAGTTGGTGACGAATTAAGAAGTGTTGCTATTCAACCAGTAACTAGTGTTGAATTATTTTGTAAATCTACAGATAGTACAGCTAATACAGTAGTTGTAACTGACACTACTGGCTTGCAAGATAATATGCAATTACAGTTTATATCTCCGTATGCATTTAATTTACCAACTACGTTCGGCGGTGTTGAATCTGGTAAAAACTATTATGTTGTTGCTGATTCAATTACGAGCACATCATTCCAAATACAAACTTCTCCAACAATTACATTTGTCGGAACTACGACTAACGGAAGTGATGTTATTTCAAATGTATCAAAAATTAGTAACCTAACAGTTGGCGCGACAGTTACTGGGCCTGGGATTCCGGCCGATACTACTGTATTGGAATTTAGTCAGTCTATTAATAGTATTGCAACTATTACTATATCAAATATTGCTACTGCAAGTAATATACTATCAACATTTACTGCAATTGGTGAGTTAGTTAATTTAACTACTGGGTCCGGTAATATGGTAATTTATGCAGGTGACTGCTTAAAGGATATGTTCTACATGCGTAATGGTACTACAATGCGTAACTTTACCATGTTTGGATTAAAAGGAACATTAACAGTACCAGATGCTTGGGGGCTTGCAAGACCAACTGGAGGATCATACACTAGTTTAGATCCCGGTACTGGTCCTGACGATAGTTCAGTGTGGATCATTCGTAGATCACCGTACATGCAAAACATTACTAACTTTGGTGTAGGTTGTACCGGCACTAAAATTGATGGTAGTTTGCACAACGGTGGCAGTAAATCAATGTTGCACAACGATTATACACAAGTTATTAGTGACGGTATTGGCGTATGGTGTACTGGATCAGGTTCTATTACAGAGTGTGTATCGGTATTCTCGTATTATTCATATATTGGGCATTTTTCGGAAGCCGGTGGAAGAATACGATCAACAAACGGTAACAGTTCATACGGTGTATATGGTGCAGTTAGTGAAGGATACGACTTAAACGAAACACCAATTGTTGGTACAGTGTTTAATAAATCTACACAAGTACAAGCTACTGTAAAAAGCTCATTTACATCTATTGCGCAATTATTGAAATTAGAATTTGGAAATGCAGGTGCAGCTTATTATACACCAACTACTAACTTATTAAAATACAGTAATAACTTTTTATTATCATGGTTTACTGATGGATTAGTAACATTTACTAAAAATAACACTGCTCCAACAGGTTACCCAGAAGCATGGGGTATTAAGGGCACTAGTAATACACCAGGTTCGTCGTATGTTTATCAAAATGTTGGTATTAATCCAGCTGGAAATTTATACACAGGGATTAGTGGTGATATTAATACCATTGGTATCGGTATTAACAGCACGTTTAATGTTACAGTTTCTACTACACTGTATCAAGTAGCTGTTAATAATCCTGGAAATGTATATGCAGTCGGCGATCAAATTAAAATTAATGGTATTAGTTTAGGCGGCATTACTGGCGTTAACGATTTAATCATTACCGTTAGTACAATTGCTACAACGTTATGGTCAAGTGGCGGTATTGCTACCTCTGGAAATTATTATTCTTACACTAGTTTGTCTGGTATTACTCGGTATTATTTGGCAACTAGTAATGGTACATTCTCAACATTTGGCCCAACGTTTGCTAGTGGGTCAAGCACTAACGGAACAGTATCGTTAACGTACGGCGGCGATGGTGGAGTAGGTAGCATTTCAACATTTACGTATGCTGGTAGTGTGCCAAGTAACAGCGATCAGAATTATACGTTAAGTCTTTATGTTTATGCTGGATCATCGTCATCGTTTACATTAGAAGGTGTATTTTCAGGAGCTAGCACCCGTACAAGTGGCATACATTATAACGTAGTTTCAAAAACAGCAACTCCGTATGCAGCAAACGGTGGATCAGTACCTACTAATTACGGTGTGCAAAAAACGTTAATCCCAAAATGGTACAGAATTTGGGTTGCGATTACTGATCCTGCAGGTATTAATGAAACCTTACAATTTAGATTTTACCCAACTGGAAAAACTGCACCTGTAGCAGATGCTTATTCAGTAGTATACGGTGCTCAAATAGAAATTTCTAATTCAACGCATGCACCGAATTTTTATCTTGATTCTACAAGTCAAACATACACGGCTTATGCAAACTTCCAAGTAGTTGGCGCAGGAACCGGTGCGGTGTTTTTAGGTAATGAAATTAGATCTAATGCTGTATTCCAAGGTAGAATTGTAACCGATGATAACGGCGTAACAGGCGGCAAAGGTTATGTAACTGCATCAAACAATTTGCAATACGGTGATCCGTACTACGCACAACTTGCTGAATCAGATAGTGGTACTAACAATTATGTTGGAATGAGATTAGTTGTTGAAACTGGATCAGGAGCTGGCCAATACGGGTATATTTCGTCATTTAATCCTGTAAATAAAACTGTTCAAATTTTAAGAGAGTCATTTGACGAATTAACTATTATATCTACTACTAGTGGCACTAATGTGTTAGGGTTAAGTGTAAGTGACGATTTAAGTCAATTATATGTTAACCAACTAGTACAAATTATGCCAACATACTATACTACTATTGTAACACAAACGTCTACTTCTTCAATGCAAATGACTGATGCAATTGGCGGTACTGTAAACACTCTCACTGTAACTAATACCGCAGCCTTGCATATAAACATGCCAATTTCTTTTTCCGGAACTGCATTTAGTACAGTAACTACTAGTTATACCTATTATATAGTTAACATTATCGATAACTATACTATTCAAATTTCGAATGATTTAGGCGGCGATACATGGCAACTTACTTCCGAAACTGGTAACTTGCAGTTAAATTACCCAAATTACTATAATTATTTAACTGCGAATTCAACTGCAAATATGTTAATTAACGAATCTGTTACTTTTACAGGCGCATCAATTGGGGGCATTGAGTTAGGTATAAACTATTATATTAGTGACATAGTCGATTCTCATAATTTTACAATTTCAACAGCTCAAGTATCAGACACTGCAACTGCAACTACTACAACTTCAGTTACAGTTAGTGGCACTACTAGTTTTATTCCATTAAATCCAATTATTTTTAGTGGGACAAGTTTTGAAACAAACGTTACTACTGGGACAAAATATTATATTAGTAAAATCCTTAACGAAACTACATTTAGTATTGCAACATCAATTATTACAGTTACTGCAACTATAACTGAATTTGGGTCAAATCTAATAACAGTTACATCAACTGATGGGTTTGTACAAAATCAACCTATTAAATTTAGTGGGCTAACGTTTGGTGGAATAGTTGCCGAAAATGTGTATTTTATACAAGTAGTAAACGATTCATCCACGTTTACCATTAGTCAAGTTTCAGGCGGATCTGTTAAATTGTTAACATCTGCACAAGGTGTAATGATGGGGAAAACATGTCCGGCACCAGCGGCATTAGCAGGCGGCACCGGTACTATGACAGTAACTTCTACAGGAGCAAAAGTTTCAATATCAAACGGTATTGGCTTAATGAATGTTACATTTACATCGTCATTATTTGGCGGAGTAGCAACTGGGACTAATTATTATGTGTTAAGTATTTCTAGTGGAAATATTACATTAAGCACGTCTGAAGGCGGCAGTCCTATAACACTAACTACTGCTAGTGGAAACATGAAACTTGGTGCAGTTGGGTGGGACAATATTACTCCAGGATTAGTAGCAGTTAGTACCTTAGATAATACAAGCAAGTATACAGTTGAACCTAGAACTATTTTTTCAAAACCTCCATTTACCCAAGCAGGTGCAACGTCAGTTGTAACGCTAACCGGCGGCGCACAATGGAAAGATATTGGATACGGTAATGACATATTCATTGCAATACCTAGTAGCGGGAATATTGGAGCAACTTCAACTGACGGCCTTAGTTGGGTATCAATGATATTGCCGTTATCTGCCAATTGGTCAAATATAACATATGGAAATAAATATTGGGTTGCAATAATTGATGGAAGTGCATCAATGGCATATTCGATCTCAAATGGCGCAGGTTGGAGAGTTTCATCATTACCTAGTTCACGCGCATGGAAATATGTAACATATGGTAATGGTGTGTTTGTTGCAATCGTAGGAAGCGGGACGTATGCTGCATACTCAACTAATTACGGAAAAACATGGACTGCATCAACATTACCAGCTATTGTTTCAACTTGGATTGGGTTATCATATGGATCTGGTGTATTTGCGGCAGTATCACAATCTGGAAATGTAGCATGGAGTTATGACGGCGCATCATGGCAATCATCTTTAACATCGTTAAATTCTAATACGTTAGCATCAGTAGTTATAACAGGATCTGCAGGACAATTTTCATGTACTGCAACTACTATCCCATTAGAAGTAAATCAAACTGTAACTATTTCAGGAACAAAAGCAGGTACCGGTGCAATTGCTGGTTATACTGATCCTGCAACTTATTACATTATTGCAACTAATGGGTCAACATCGTTTACATTATCATTAACTAAAGGCGGAACTGCAATTGGGACTACTGCAGGTACTCCTACCGGGTTAACTTATAAGTTTACTTCAGGTGCGTTTTCTGCGTTAACATATGGTAATAATAGATTTGTTGCTATTCAAAATCAAGATTCGGTTTATGCATCATACAGCTTTGATAGTATCCATTGGTTCCCGTCTGTAACATATGTAATTGGTACTGATATTGCATACGGCCAAGGTGCATTTGTAACAGTTTCTAATATGAGCACTGTATCATATACTAGCAACAGTGGATTATATTGGAATACAAAATTTATTTTTAATAGTGGATATACTACAATTGGGTTTGGTTTTACTGATGCACATGTTGGAGTATTTCCAACATTAGGTAGCGGAAATATAGGTAGTGTAATTGAAGCAGGCACAAAAACTCAAGGGCGTGTAAAAATGGACTCCGGTGTAATTAGTACAGTTGTACTGTGGGAACCGGGTTCAAATTATTTAGAATCACCAACGTTGGAAATTATTGATCATAATTTAGCAATTGCAGCAGTTATTACTCCTCGGATTGATAGCGGATCGTTAGCAAATCCGACAATTATTAATAGAGGATCAGGGTATAATACATCGTCAACGGTTATTACTATTTCCGGTAATGGTTATTCTGATGCATACCAAAGTGGGTATCGATTAATTGTTAATAATTTAAATAATGTACCAGCAGTTGGAAGTAACTTAACTATTGAAAACGACAGTCAAGTATATAAAGTAACTAATGCAGATGTAGTTTACGGTTCAACTGCGCCATTTATTGAAGCAAATATACAAGTGTCGCCTACGATTACTAACGTAAAAAGTCCAGAAAACGGAGTAGCAGTTAGTATACGACAACTGTATAGTCAATGTCGATTAACTAACCATGACTTTTTATCAATTGGTGCAGGTAATAGAGAAAGTACTAACTATCCATATGTTGATCCAAATTTAACAAAAATACAAAATATAACAGTTGAATTAAATCAAGGACGTGTATTCTTTACAAGTACTGACCAAGATGGTAACTTTAATGTAGGTAACTTATTTGGTGTTCAACAATCAACTGGTACAATTACATTAAGTGCTACCCAATTTGGATTAGAAGGATTAGACGCATTAAGCTTAGGCGGTATTGCAGTAGGCGGGTCTAGTGTTATTATTACGCAGTTTAGTACCGACCCTACATTTACTGCTAGTTCAGATTATGTTATTTCAACACAACGTGCTATTAAATCATACTTAACTAGCAGATTAAGTCAAGGTGGCGCAAACACATTTACAGGCCAATTAACTGCAGGTACAGTTATGGTAGGCGGTGCAGATCGTATAAGATCGTCAGTACCAAATGGACAATTAGGATCAGTTATTAATCTAGCAAATGCACGCATAAATGCTTCTGGAATGGACGGCAATTATGCTGCGTTACAGTTCTTTATGAATAGTGGTATTCATCGCGGAACTGAATTTTGATAAATATTGAAAAGATAAATACTATCAGAGGAATTAAAAAATATGGCAGAATTTAAATTAGGTAGAATTAAGTTTGTGTACCAAGGCAATTGGCTCGCAACAACGGCATATCTTGTCGACGATGTAGTAACAGTGAGTGGTAAAACCTACATTTGTACTAAACAACACACTGCAGCTGCGTCATTTGTAACAGATCTTAGTGCTACCCCATCAAAATGGAATTTGATAGCAGACGGTACAAAATGGAGAAACACATGGACTGCATCTACATATTATAATGTAGGTGACATGACAAAATGGGGCGGAACAGTCTATGTTTGTAAAACATCACACACTTCATCTACTTTTGTATCTCCAACATTTCACGGATTAGAGCTTAACCAAGCTAACTGGGACGAATTTGCAGCAAATCTTGAATGGTCAGGACAATGGGCAGTTAATACACGATATAAAGTTAATGATTTAATTTATTATGGCGGTGTTAGTTATGTATGTAATTACGCACACGTCTCGGCTGCACTTGAAGCATCAGGGTTAGAAGCAAATATCGGATACTGGGATACGTTCAACTCAGGCATTTCTTTTTTAGGTGCATGGGACGGCAACTCTGTACGATACAAATTAAATGATGTTGTAAAGTTTGGCGCAGATTTATGGATCTGCATAGAACAACACACATCTACCGGTACAACTATTGATACTTCAAAATTTAGTATCTTTGTTAACGGTTTTGAGTTTGAAGATTCGTGGAGCAATTCAACAATTTATCAAGTAGGTGACATTGTTACTTACGGCGGGTACTCATATACTTGCGTATTAAATCATACCGGTCATGTACCTAGCACATCGCCTACATATTGGAAAACATTTACTACTGGTTTAAACTTTGTCGGTGACTGGGATAACAGTGTTGATTATAGAATCGGTAATGTAGTAAGATTAGGTGGATACACGTATACTGCAACTGCTGATAGTACAAGTCACACTCCTCCAAACGTGTTATATTGGTCAAGATTAAATTCTGGTATACGTTGGAATTCAGTTAGCGCGTCATACACAAACGTAGCTGCAGTTAATGTAAGTAGCTCAGGTGCAGCTGCAACGTTTGATGTAGTTGCAAACAATACTGCGTATACTGTAACACTTCATACTGGTTCTGCAGGTAGCAATTATGCAGTTAATGATATTATTAAAATTACTGGTAATTTAGTAGGCGGTATTAGCCCTGCAAATGATATAAAAATTACAGTAACTGGAGTTGCAAGTGGATTAATTTCAACATTTACTTCGTTAGGAAACGCAGTTACTTGGGTAAGCGGTGTTACTTATTTAGAAGGTGATACTATCTATTATGGTGCTAATTCGTACATCTGTATTAATGCGCATATAGGTACATCGGGCAACAATCCAGCTGCAGACACAACTGCTACGTATTGGAATATATTAGCAAGTGGTGCAGATAGTGCAGTATTAACTACACAAGGCGATATTGTATTTTATGGTGCAACTGGTGCGCAACGGTTACCAATTGGTACAACAGGTCAGTTGTTACAAGTTAATAACAATATCCCATCGTGGTCGTATTATGGTATCCTTAGCAACGTAGTGTATGTTGCTCCGCACGGTGTTGATTCTATTGGGTTAAGTCAAGGGTTAACTATTGATAAACCATGGGCTTCGGTATTATTTGCATGTCGCCAGATTGAAGAAGGATATTTGAATACAAATGCCGGTGCGTTATTAAGAATAAACAAAGCATTTATAATGAAAGAAGTTGATAATTATGTTATTAATACATTTACGTATGCAATTTCATCAGCATCGAGTACAGGTAATGTGTTTACTACTGTTTCGACTGCATCAATGAATGCAGGTATGCCTATTAAATTTGCAGGTACAACAGGCGGCGTTGTTGCCGGTTTTACCTATTATGTAAAAACTGTTGTAAACACAACTACATTTACTATTAGTGCATCTTACAACGGAACAGTGTTCGGAGCGTCTGAAGATAGCACTCCTACAACTGCTACATTTGTATATGCTCCAGAAAAAGCAGAACGTGATGCCGGTACAGTTATTGAATCAATTATATTTGATTTAACACACGGTGGGAACTATAAAACTACAGTTTCAACTCAAGCATTCTTTAAAACAGTTACTAGCTTTATTACTACTAACACTCAGCGTCAAATTGCACAATTTATTGCAAGTTTAAATTACTTACAAGACGTGTTGTTACCGGCAGTTATTGGAAATACTGCACCTGCGGCTAATTATCAATCGTTAAATGGTATTGTATCTGCATTTAGAGCTAAACAACAAATTAATATTACGTATACGGCAGAAGCAAATGCGTTAACAATATCTCAAGATTTATTAGGTATTGTAATTGGTGCGTTATCTGCAGGAACTTATGCAAATATTCCGCAATTAGATAGACCGCATACTTCAATTTATGTTAAAACTGGTACATACAACGAATTTTCGCCTATTGTAATTCCGCTTGATACATCAATTCAAGGCGACGAATTGCGTAGTACGATTATCCAAGCTGCTCCAGCACGCGCATTATTAGTAAATGATAGACCAAAAACTATTTCGGCAATCAAACGAATTCAATCAATAGTTCCAGGTATTGTAGCAAATATTCCAGTATCTAACAGTACAGGAAATGCAGAAGTTCAGAAATATATAGGAACACCTACATATTCAAGTGCTACGCAATCAATTATAACTAATACTGCTACTATTCAAACAGTATTAACAAATGGATTAACTTCGTTACCGGGTTACGGCACAACTACTATTACGTTAACTGCGGACACAGTTACTGCTCCAAACACTGGTACATATACATTAGCAACTCCTACTGGATATAACACGTCAACGTTAACACATACTGCGTATGCATGTACTGGAAATACTCCAGGAAACAGCGCAGGCTACGGTGACGGTGTTGCGCAAATTGTTCAAAATCGTGCGTTTATCCAAACAGAAATTGGTGGATTTTTAACCAACTACACAACAGGCGGATTTAGCTGGTCAGCATTAACATCTACACAAAAAGGTCAAGCAATGCGTGACGTAGGGTATGCGTTAGACGCAGTAATTTATGATATGACTTACGGCGGTAATACACAAAGTCTTAAAAATGGCGACAGCTATTATACGTTAGGTGTATTACAAGTTTCTGGTGCAAATTTAACTGCAACAGTTGCAGTTATGACTCGTCTTAAAGATATCATTGATAATATTATTGTTGCTAACACTGCAGGATGGACTAAATCTAGTGGATATACTGCATCACAGGTTGTATCAGGAACTGCCGGTTCTGCATATGCCGGTGTGTTTGCACAAGCTCGCATCCAAGATATTATTGATTGGATTAACAACGGATCTGCAAATACTACAATTCAACCGTGTTCTACATGGGTTAAATCCGATGTTAGATTAGCATATCGCAATATTCAAGCAAAAAAAGCTAGTATTCAAACTTCAACTATGAACTGGATTGCAAATACATATCCAACTTTAAATATTAGTCCATCATTGACTTATCGTGATGCTGGGACTATTATTGATGCGTTGTCGTATGACATGTTATTAAGTTCGACATATTACAGTATGATTTCAGCTCGTGCATATTTCCGGTCTAACACGTCAGCGCAAGCACTTGTTGGCGGACCAGAATTAGCAGCCACTAAACACGTTATAAATTATATTAGTTATTTGATTGCAGCACAAGCATCAACTAACACTGCAACTCAACCATCAACTGGTGATTTAGGTTCATTATTTGCAGTAACTGAAGTAGTTAACAATACTTCAATTGTTAGAAATATGTTAACTAATGGTCTTACACAAGCACCTGCATTTTCTATGACAACGTTACCTGGATATAATACTACATGGTTAGCAGGTTATGGTGATGCAATTACACAGATTGTTAATAACTATCAGTTTATTAATGACGAAATTGTTAGTTACTTAAACGTTACATTAACAAGTCCGACTTGGTCTTCCTACAGTACTATATTTCAAGCTGAAACTAGTCGTGATTTAAGTAATATTTTAGATGCACTACAATATGATTTAACTTATGGTGTTAATGATCAATCATTAATTGCAGCCCGCGCATATTACAGTTTAAATAATCCAATGATTACTTCAAACTTTTTACCAGGTGTGTTAGCTGCGTTATCTAGATTATCAATAATCATTAGTCAAATTATACAAAAATCGGCAGTATCTGCATCAGCTGGTAATACTACTACACAATCAGTTTCGGGCACTGCAGGTTCAATTCAAGCTGCTGCGTTTGCACAAGCACGTATTGCTGATATTGTGTATTGGATTAACAACGGATTCCAAAATGAAACTGTTGCGTATGCAACTGGTACAATTTCCGGAACTACATTAACTGTTTCATCAGTTGCTAGTGGTACATTAGCAATTGGACAAGCTGTTACTGGAGCAACATTGGCTACAACTGTAACTGGTACTACTGCTACTACAAATGTAGTAACGTTAGCATCAACAGTCGGGTTAAATGCAGGCATGGCAATTACATTTAGTACACCATACGGCTACGGTACACAAGCTCCATTTGGTGGACTTACTACTACTACATATATAATCAATACAATTGTAGGAAGTACAGTTACTTTATACAATTTTGGAACTACAACTAGTCCAGTATTATTAACTGCAACTGGCAAAATGACTGCAATTGCAGGTGTTGTACCAGGTACTTATATTACTGCAGGAAGTGGCACTACTTGGACTATTAGTACAAGTCAAACTGTTACTACTGCAACTACTATTGTTGCAACGACAATTATCACACCAGCAGTATCAGGAGCGTATGCATTAACTAGCAGTGAACGACAAACTGCATTTAACGCAATTCAATCTCGTGCTACTGAAATACAAGATGATGCACAGGCGTGGGTAGTTAAATTCTTCCACTTTAAAAGTCCAGATTTACCGTTAACAAATCGTGATGCTGAATATATTGTTACTGCATTAAGCTATGATATATTACTTGGAAGTAACTTCTATTCAATCATTAACGGACGTGCATACAATAGATTAATTACATCAATTATTAATTTAAAAGCAAAATTTGCAGATTCTGTTTATGGCGTAATTGAATTTATAGGGTATAAAACTAAACAAATTGCAGCAAGTGGAAGTATTGCACAAGTACAAACTACACTTGATGACATGATTGCAAACATTCAAGGCAGACCTAAGATTTCTGCAGTATTTAATGGTTCAATTAACGGAACGTTATTAACTGTAAATTCAGTTGTTAGTGGCACTATTTCAGTAGGTATGCAATTATCAGGTACTGGCATTGTTAGTGGCACTCAAATTATTTCAGGAAGCGGCACTGATTGGTTATTAAATTATAGCCAACACGTTAGTACATTAACTACTGCTGCTAATAAAGTTACTACTGGCACAAATTATATTACATTAGGGTCAACTGCAGGAGTTATTCCAGGGTTATCAATTACATTTACAAATGATATCGGTAACGTACTTGCTGGTACTTATTATGTAGCAGGCGTTGTAAATACTACCCAAATTACAATTAGTCAATCATTTGGCGGATCAGTGTTCCCAGTTACTGCAACTGTATTTGGTTCATCAACTGTTACTGTTTACGGTTTATATGGCGGTCTTGGAATTACTACTACAATTACTGGTACCAATGAAATTATTCCAGTAACTGCAGTTACTACTTCAACTAATGCAATTACAATAAACACTACAACTGATGTAACAGTAAATATGCCAGTCGTCTTTAGCAGTTTACCTGCTAATATTACCACAACTGCTACTACTACAACTTCAAGCACTAATAATATTACATTATCGGCTACAGTTAATAGTTTAGGACTTGCAGTTGGTATGCCAGTTTATTTTACAGGGTTAACATTCGGTACAGTAGTTCCAACACAAGTCTATTATGTTCATACTGCAACAGGTAGTACTATTAAACTTAGTAACACGTTAGGTGGATCAGTAGTGTCAATTACTTCCGGTTCAGGAACTATGACTGTAACATTTAATGCTGCAGGTGGATTAGTAAACGGCAACCAATATTGGGTTAATTCTATTATTGATAGCACACATATTACAGTTACTAATTCATTTAACAGTGGCACTAATTTTGCAATTACTAACACTGTGAATAGTTTAACTGCAGGTGCAACTATCGGTGTTGAAACATTACACGGATTAAACACAAAAGCTGTAAACGGTTCACTAACTTATAATAATACACTTTCTACTATTCAAGGTGTTGAATTGTTACGTGTAAATATTCCATTTATTGCAAACGAGGCTGCTGCATATGTTGCAACAGTATTCGGAGGTACAGTAACTAATACAACTGAAACTACTAACGTAATTACTACAACTGTTGCTCACCAATTATCAGTAGGTGATCCAGTTATGTTTAAAGGTACTACATTTGGTGGAATTTCTGCAAATGTTACCTACTTTGTATTAACTGTTCCAAGTGCATCGACATTTACTATCTCTGCAATTCAAGCAGGAACCGGTACACAAACACCAGTACTGTTAACAACTGTATCAGGTACTTGCACTGTAAGTTATTCGTATTTGTTTGATAGAGCAGTTCGCGATGCAACATTATATGTTAACGCATTAATACATGATTTAACATGGACTGGCAATTATAAAACAATGCGATATGCGCAGGTTTATATGTCAGCACAAAGCGGTGCAACTAGCACTGACATGTTCCATGTAAGAAACGGCACAGGCATGCGTAACATGACGTTAAACGGGTTAAGTGGTAGTTTAGGATTACCAAACGCATACGGTACACGTCGTCCAACTGCAGGTGCATATGTGAGTTTAGATCCAGGATTTGGACCAACCGATCAAAATACATGGGCAAACGTGCGAAGCTGTTATGTTCAAAACGTTACTAACTTTGGTAGCGGTTGTGTTGGTTTAAAAATCGACGGCGCAATTCATGGCGGTGGTAACCGTTCTATTCTTGCTAACGACTTTACACAAGTATTAAGTGATGGTATTGGTGTATGGTGTACAGGTTCTAACGCATTAACAGAATGTGTATCAGTATTCTCATATTACGGGTATGCTGGGTACTTGGCAGAGTTAGGCGGACGTATGCGTGCTACTAACGGTAACAGTTCATATGGTACATATGGGGTTATTGCAGAGGGTATTGATTCATACGAAGCACCTGGGTATTCGACATTAAATAATCAGTCAAATGATGCATGGATTTCTAACGTAGTAACTGATAGTTATAATCAAATTTTACGTCTTGAATATGCAAACGCAGGTAGTGCATATACTAACGCAACTCCATTAATCAACGGGTCTGGGTATAACGCTATTGCAATTGGCGACGAATTACGCGATTCTGCAGTATTTGAATCTCGCTTAGTTGACTTAGCTGACGGTGTAGGAGCAGGCGGCAGCGCATACATTACTAATTCTAACACTGGGCAAGCAGGTGCAGTTGGACAAATAACTATTGCAAACACTGATACTGCATTAAGCACTGCATACACAAATATGCGTATTCAACTGTTAGGTGGTACAGGTGTTGGCCAATATGCTAACATACTCAAGTATAATAATGGTACAAAAGTTGCATTAATTTACAAACCATCGTTTGTTCCATTAACTATTACGCAAAGTTCAACAACGGTATTTACTGTAGCAAGTACTGGTACCTTGTACACAAACATGCCAATATACGTTAGTACTAATGTATCTGGATTAGTGCCAACTACATTATATTATGTTAGCGCAACTAACTTTACTGCAACTCAATTTTCAGTATCAACTGCAAGCGGTGGTGGAGTAGCAACATTAACTGCAGTTAGTGCAACTCCGGCAGTAATGGCTAACTCATCAATCTTAGGTACAACATTAACTGTTGGAACTGTAAGTTCAGGAACAGTTGCTGTTGGACACTTAGTAACAGGAACTGGTGTTGTTAGTAACACATATATTACTGCTAACATTAGCGGTACCGGTACCGGTTCAACTTGGACAGTTAGTGCAAGTCAAGCAGTTTCGACTACTACGCTTACTGGTACAATTAGTGTTCCAGTATATGCCGCGGGGTGGAATCATGTTATTCCAGGCTATACAATTAATAACGTACCTGATTTAACATCGGCTTATATTATTGAGCCACAAATTACTTATTCCATACCTGGATTTACTGCTACTGCAAGTGTATTATCAACTACTGCAACATGGGGCGGCATTGGATACGGCGCAGGTCATTTTGTTGCAGTTGCATCAGGATCAGCAAATACATCTGCATGTATTGATGGAAAAACATGGGCACCTGGCGGTGCATTACCATCCGGCGCAACGTGGGCAAACGTAGTTTACGGTGGAGGTGCCGGAGCAACTGCAAACGTAGTAATTGGCGGATTAGGTGGCGGTGGCGCAGTACTAACTGCAACTATCGGTACTGGTACTAGTGCTGGACAGGTTGTTAATGTAACTATTGTAACTGGCGGGTACAACTATCTAACTCCTCCAACAATTGCATTTATACCAGTTTCAGGCGGTGTCGGTGCAACTGCTACTTGTACTGTGTTAAATGGAACAATTACGTCCGTAACATTAGAAATTCAAGGTGGTGGATATTATGCCGGTGCAACTGTTGCAGTTTATACAAACCAAATATCATCAGTTAATGCGTTAACTTGGGGTTCAAATTATTTTGCAAATCCGACAATTACTATAGACCCTCCTGTTACTGCAACTCCGTGGACAAGCGGAGCGGCTGCATTATCGGGCACTTATTATTCGTATGCTGATATTTCAAGTATTACACACTATTATTTGGCAACTAGCAACGGAACATTTTCAATCGGTAGTTTAACTGGGCCTGCATTTACTTCAGGTACAGGAACAAATGGAACTGTAAATTTAACGTTTGTTGCAACTTTAGCATCAGTTACTGCAACATTAACTAATAATGGTGTTAGTGGATTTAATATTGTATCACCTGGATTTGGCTATAAATTTACACCAACTATTACTGTTGTTGATGCTCAGTCAGCATTTGTTGCAATTTCTAGTAGCAGCACTGCAAGTGCATATAATTTACCAACTACGCTATCAAGTGCATGGACTTCTACTGCATCAGTATTACCGGCTAGCAACTTAAGAGGATTAGCGTACGGTAATAACTTGTTTGTTGCGGTCGGCGGCACTACTACAACACCATCTGCAGCATCGTTAACTGGTAATCCAAGTGTTACACCGTGGATTGATAGATCAAGTAGCATTACCGGATCAGTTACTTATGCAGCAGTTGCATACGGAAACGGTAAATTTGTTGCAGTGCCTGCATCAGGTAACACTACTACAACTACATCTAATGCAGTGTCGTGGGCACCAGGTGGCAACTTACCAGTATCGACTACATGGGCAAGCATTGCATACGGTAACGGAAGATTTGTTGCATTAGCTGCAAACGGTACAATTGCGTATAGTTATAATGTCGGTACTTTATGGACCCAATCATTATCTGCTGGCCTACCAAGCACAGTAACATGGACTAAAGTTGCATATGGACAAGGATTATTTTTTGCAATTGCAGCAGGTACTGCTATATGTGCTACTAGCTGGGACGGTGTTAATTGGTCAATTAACGCAATGTCAGTATCTAGTAACTGGACTGCAATTGCTTTTGGAAATCCAATTAATGAAACATTAGGTGCAAATCCAATATGGTCAGCAGTTTCAAGTACTAGCGGTACAATTGGCGCAAGTATTAAAACTGGTGCAACTCCATTAGGACGTGTAAAAATTAATGATAACACTGTAAATGAAATTAGAATGATTGAGCCTGGTAGTGGATTCCCGCGTGGTAATGTTATTTCAACTACAGTTACTACTAATGTTATCACTTGCGATACAACAGATAACTTAGTAGCAAATCAACCAATTATTTTTAACGGTACAAGTGCAGGTGGAATTACTACTGATAAATATTATTATGTAGTTTCTGGTAGTATTACATCTACTCAATTTTCAGTATCGTTAACTGCAGGTAGTGCAGCGATATTACTTTCAACTGCAGCAATAACCGGAATGACATATTTTGCAAGTCCAATTGTTACTGTAATTGATCCAAATCATGTTAATACTGTTCCAGTTGCAGCACGTATTGGTAATGGTGCATTAGGAAATCCGAGCTTTAGTAATAGAGGTACTTCAAACTCAACTGCTACTGCAAGTGCATCGGGTGACGGTTATGCTGACTTGTATCAACCGGGAACATATATTAACGTATCGTCGTTATATCAAATGCCAACTCCAGGATCAAATGTTGTGTTTAGTACAATCACTGGTAATAACAGATGGTATAAATTAGTATCAGTTTCTAATATTTTAGGAATACCGGGTAATTATACAGCAACGTTCCAAATTAGTCCTGAATTGTCAACGTTGGAATCACCAAAACACGGCACATTAGTAACTACTAATTTAGAATATAGTCAAGTGCGATTAACTGGACACGACTTTTTATACATCGGTACTGGTAATCAAACATCAACTAATTATCCAAATGTTGACCCAACTAAAGCTACACAAACTAATCAAGAATTATCAACCGGTGGTGGACGTGTGTTCTTTACAAGTACTGACCAAGATGGTAACTTTAACGTAGGTAACTTATTTGGTGTTCAACAATCAACTGGTACTGCAACATTAAACGCTGATGCATTTAACTTGTCAGGGTTACAAAGTTTAACATTAGGATCAGTTGTATTAGGTATTGGCAGTGCAACTATTACTCAGTTTAGTACAGATCCGTATTTCACTGCAAACAGTGATAACATAGTACCAACACAAAAAGCAATTAAAGCGTTTATTACATCACAAATTGGTGGTGGTTCTAGTTCGTTAAACGTAAATACAATAACAGCTGGCCAGATATATATTTCAGGTAATACAATTACAAATATTAATGGTACTGCAATAAACGTGACTTCAAAAATGAATTTCACGGGGGGAATTGACGGAGCTCCAGTAGCTCTTATGTTCTTTAATCAACGATAAATATGGAGAAATAAAATGGCAACAGGAAGATTGGGCACATTCCAATTAGCAACGACAACACTTACAACTGTATATACCGTTCCAACCGGTACATACAGTGTGTTTAACGTTTCATTTACAAACACAACAGCTACTGCAGTAACAATTAGATTAGCAATTGCAGCTACATCAACACCTGCAGCAAGTGAATATATCGAATATGACACTACTATTGTAGGTAAAGGTGTATTTGAACGTACTGGATTAGTAGCTAATGCTGGGCTAGTAGTCGTTGCGTACTGCGTTGGCACAGGTGTTAACGTTAATGTATACGGCATTGAAACATCTACATCATAATAGGAAAAATATATGGCACGTTATAATACCGTATCAGTCTCAAGTTCGATTTCTGGTGCAACAACTATTTCTTCTCCGGCACAGGGGTTATTTACTGAATTTACCGGAACTGCTCCGTACACTGTTGTACTGCCAAATCCGACTTTGTTCTACGGAGAAACTCAACGGTTTTATAATGCAACCGCTGGAGTAATTACATTGTCAACACCTTCTGGTGTTGTCGGTGGAGGGTACGGATCTGGATTAAGTACGCATACGCTTAACACATTGAGTGTAATTGAGTTAGCATCTGACGGAACTAACTACATTGTGATAGGACAAACTGGTAGTAAATTAATTGCAACTAACGTAACTATTACTGGAGTAATTAGTGCAAGTACAGGTACTAATAATCAAACGTTTGCTACTACATCGACCGGTGTAATTTCAATTTCATCTGGCACTACAGGCGCAATTAATAATATGGCAATTGGCGGAACTACTGCTGTAGCTGGATCGTTTACACAATTAAGTGCATCAACTGCTCCTACAACTGATAATCATGTACCAAATAAAAGTTATGTAGATGCTACTACAAGATTCTATGCGTTCTTTGTAGGTGCGCATTAATAAAAGAATAAATAACTACATATATTTAAAATGGAGAATTAAATGGCAACAGGAAGATTAGGTGCAGTAGATTTATCTGCAACCACATATACTGCGTGTTATACCAATGCAACAACTAATGCAGTTGTTTCACTTACAATATGCAATCGGACTACTTCGCCAGTTACGATTAGACTTGCGTTATCAACTACGCCAACGAGCCCAACTAACGGTGAGTTTATCGAATATGGTGCAGTTATTCCAGCAAACGGTGTATTAGAAAGAACAGGGTTAGTACTTTCAGCTAACCAAGCTATCTCAGCATACTCAAGTGCTGCATCAGTGAGTGTTGTAGTATACGGAATTGAGGCGTAATTATGGGTAGATTTTTAGGCCAGTCGCAATTTAGGCACGTCGTTGCATCGTCAGAATCGGTATACGACGTATCTAGTAATACTACGTTATCAGTTAACAGTGTTTATTTTGTAAACACCATAGCTAACACAGTTACACTTACTTTACCAAAATTAGCATTAGCTGGAGAATTTGTAGATATTTTTGATGTAAACGGCACATTTGGAACATACAATTGTATCGTAAACCCAAGCGGCGATGGCTCAACAGTTGGCGGGTTTGCAGATAATTTAACGTTAAATTTAGATCGTGCAAACATTCGTTTACAATTTTCATCCGGTTTGAATAACTGGGTCGTAACTCAATTAGTATAAGGATTAAGAAATGACAACAGTTTTAGGATATATTAATACCGGAGCGGCTTCGACAGGGGTTACGCTACCGGCAGGCATGTGGTGTAGACCGCAACACAAACCAACATGTTGTATGTTTGTACATGCAGCCAGTAGTTGCTGTATGTGTGTTCCAACAACTGCCACATGTTTCATTATTGAAATGTGGAGTCAAGGCGGTGGTGGTGGTGGCGGATGCTGCTGTGGGCAGGGAGGAACCCCTGGCGGGCAAGGCGGCTCATACGGATGGGTAGCTTGTACTACCAGCGGAACTAATCATATATTATGTGCATGTACTTGTGTTTGTGGCACTTGGAATTGCGGATGCTCGCAGTGTACTACATGTTCTGGTAATTACGGACAACTGACAGTAGTGTGTAATTGTACTACTCAAAAATTATGGTGTTTGTGTGGCGGCCATGAAGGATGTTGGGGATGTTTTTTTGGATCAACTGGGTGTTGCTGTTTTGGATCGCAATGCTCTAATACTTGGCTATACTTTAAGAATTGCTCCGGTTTACTTGCTACTCCAACTACTACATCAGCAGCAACGTTTACACCTAAAAGTTTAAATTTTTGTTCTACTACCCAAACTTCAATTACACCAGATGCATGTGCTTATACACAGCCTGCATCAACTACTACAGCATGCGTATGCGTACCTAGCTCCCCGGTGGACAAAATGTTTAATACGACTACATGTTCGTGCTTTAGTTCTCCTTATGTATGGCTTGGTGCGTGCGGTTGGTCCGATCCAGCCTCATTGTCAACACCGTTTGGCTGTCTTAACGGACAACCTCAAACAACAGCCGGTCAAGCGTGCGGCGGCGGAATGGCAGTCGGTGGCGCAGCGTATGCAGGAGGTGATCAAGCATGGCAAAAATGCGTCTTAGGCACATGTTACAGTTGCTGGGCACAGCACGGTAATTGGCCTGGCGGTGGTGGAATGAGTTCGCAAGGTTACACTGCATGGACACAACCTGGATTTGGTGCACCTGGGTTAATTTTAATGAGTTGGTGTTAAGGATATTTTATGAGTTTATTAAGTAGTTTATTTACAGTTGCACCGGTTTCGTCTAGATCGTGGTGTCGTCCAACCCACCGAACTAATTGCGTTGCAATAGTTGGTGGTAATTCATGTTGCGTTTGTGTACCGGCAACTGCTACGTGTTTTGTTATTGAAATATGGGGTCAAGGCGGGGGCGGAGCAGGGTCATGTTGTTGTATGGCTGCGTGTACCGGCGGCCAGGCTGGCGATTATGGTTGGCTTACGTGTTCTACCAGCGGAACAGTTCATACATTGTGTGCGTGTGCATGCACCTGTAACTGCTGTACACCGGCTGCAGGATTGTTTACAGGGTCTCCGGGACAGTGGGCAGCAGTTACTGATTGTAGTGTTGCTAACTGTTATCGAGTAGCACCGAGTGCATGTGGCGGATCTACATGCTGCCAAGGTCCAGAGCCTATGAATAGTCCAGGATGTAACCAAATGGTGTTTAATCCAGCACATAGTAATTATGCTATACAATGTTGCTGTTTTGGCTTTCATACAAACAATTGGGTATACAGCGCAGATTGTACTACTGAATGGGTAACAAACAATCTGTTTAACCCAACTCGGCAAATGCCATTTCAACAAGTTCAAGGAACTTCTGCAGCAGGTGTAACTTGTAATTGCTGTTTATGTTTTAACTTTTATGTAAGAGGCGGCTGCGGCTGGTCTAATCCAGCAGAATTAACATTTGCGTATACGACAATTGGATGCTGGTATAATGTGCCAATGAACACGTTTTGCGGTTTTGGCATGGGCCGAGGTGGAAGCGCATATGCCGGAGGTGCAGGACAATTATGTGATTGTGCCGGATATGCATGTATGCAATTTGGCGGTGTTAACGGCAATGCACCGGGCGGTGGTGGAAGTAGTGCATCAGGTACTGGAGTATCTGGAGGATGCTGCCTTGGTAGCTGCGGCGGGTTAGCAATGATATTAATTAGTTGGTCGTAAATCCAACAAAAAACAGAGTTTAGGAGAAATATATGAAATTTACATATCAAGCGCCAAAAGAGTATAACGACTTGTCAACTGGATTAAGAACTGTTGAAAGCGAATACCTTGGACCTCATGATATTAAAATATATGTTAGTGCAGACACACATAAAATTGAGCATGTAGAATTTGATCACGACGGACATCCAGAAGTTCATAACGGTACTGATACCAGTGCAGACGTAGATCACATGTTTTTAGTTTATTTGCATTCACATAACCCAAATCACATTGCGCTAATGGCAATGATTTGTAATCACGAAGATCACCCTGCAGACAATAAAATTGATATTGTTTGCGAAAAGTATAACATGGTATATCAACATCACGAACCACCGTCGTTAGATCACACATACGATTATTCGCAAATTACAATTGATAAAAATGGTGTTGTAACATACCCATGGTGGAAACTTAAAGTTACTTGGGAAGATCTTGTTAAAAACGGAAGATCGCATAGATTACAAATTGCAGAAAGATTGCGTACTGATATTTTAACAGAGGAACAACGTAAGAAAGGCAATTTCTGTCTTGAGATTATTGATTACGTTATTTTAAACGAAATTAGTAAGGATCAACCATGGAAAATTGCATGGCCTACTATTGATTCAGTATGTTTAGAAAATACATTACGTATCGGTTTGCCAGATGATATTCCAAACGGATCGAGAGAAATGCTAAGAACTACTGAATGGGGTGTAGTACCACATGAGCATTGTTGTCACATAGACGGTGACGATTGTGTTTTAGAAAGTGTATGTCCAACAACTGCTGCAGAAGCCGCAGTACTTAGTCCGTGGACAGATTTATGTTGTGATCATCCAACACATTCAACTAATGTTGCGTTGTGGAATACTATTCGTACACTATTAATTGCTAATGACCCTGATATTCATTTGACAAAAGATGTCATTCTTAAAGAATTTAAAGCATGGCCAGATATTAACACTACAACTGAAAAAACCAGTTTAATAGTTGACGCTGCCCACGGTGTATTAAGTAATGATACCACTCCAGACGGGGTTACATTAACAGTAAGTGAAGTAAATGGTCACCCAGCAGATGTCGGACACGTTGCCAGAGGTACAAACGGTGGAACGTTTATTATTAACAGTGATGGTAGTTATCAATTTACACCAGGTACTGCATTTATCTATTTGAATAAAGGTGAAACTGCTACTACTGAAGTTGAATATACTGCATTAGCAAGCACAGGTGAAACTTCAATTGCGAAGTTAACTATTATTGTTACTGGAACAGACAATGATCCAGTTATTGGCGTATCATATAACGTTTAAATAATTCATTATTGCCTCATTTAACTGATTGTATATCATATATAAAGTATATCAGTTAAACGAGGCATTTTTATGAATAACAAATCAAAAACAGAGTATAAGGTGGTACTATGAATCTTCGTGCATTATTAGACGATGAAGTTAACCTTGAATCTCTACAAACAATACCAAATTTTTCCTCAATGTATACTAAACCAGTAATTGGAATTTCAAGAGATGGTATTATCAATTATCCTAAATCAACACATGTAACAAGACCTGATGAATTTGAAATTATTCCGGGTGCAGCTGAAGCAATTGCCCTTATTCGACAAAAAGGACATCGAATTGTAATCTTATCAAATCAATACGGCATTAGCGAAGGTCAATTAACTCAAGCTGAAGTTGATGTAGTTAATCAACGAATGTTAGAAATATTTGGAGAATCAGGTTGTCCAAGTATTGATGCAATGTATTATTCAACAAGTAACATGAAAGGTGACATTTATGCATTACCAAATATCGGTATGTTTCAACGTGCAGAAAAGGAACACAATCTTAAATTTAAAGACGGATGGTTTGTTGGTGATAAAATTAGTGATATTAAAGCTGCTGAAAATATTAAAGCCATACCGGTACTAATTAAAACAGGCGATTGGGAAAACACTTTACAAAAATTAGAATCATTTGCAAATCGTGAGCTACGTAAACGTACACAAATATTTGAAAGTTTAATGGATTTTGCAATTAGTTTAACTTGACTTTAAGGTTAATTTTTGTTATACTATGTTTTACTATGTTTTACACATTAACTTATAGGATTTTAAATGTCAATTGAGTGCATAAATTTAGCGTTATCAAACCGATGTAACGCAGCGTGTATATGGTGTCCGTCATCACGAGGGACTAAACATAATTTTGATATGCCAGTTCACGTCGTTAAAAAAATAATAGACGAAGCTGCTGATCCGTCGTTTCCATTTAATATTAACATGATTCATTTAAGTGAAAATGGCGAAGCTCTATATCATTCTGAATTTTTAGAAATTGTACGATATATTAAACAAAAACTACCTAATACTGCATTAAATCTATTAACTAATTTTGGGCTAATGACAAGCGAACTTGCAGAATCATTATTGACTGAAAAATTGTTAAGCAGTATCCAAGTTAATATTGACGGCCACGATGCTGCTACATATAAATCAGTTAAGAAAATTGGGTATGACGGGGTTATTAAAAATTTAAAAAAATTTATTAACTTACGAACACAGCTCGATCCGTTGTTTGATATATCTATTAATGTTATGCCGGCATTTGAGTATGCAATGTCTGTAAACGCCTTTTTAAACACCCCTCCTGTACAAATGACAGAAGATATTCCGTTTAGTAGTTACGAACTTACAGTAGAAAGCTTACGAGAATTTGTACCAATTGATATACCAATATTACATTCAAAAGCAGGACTATGGGCTGAGAGAAAATTAATAACATCTGGCAAAGCACAAATTAATGTTGATCAATCAACGTTAAACTGTCCGTTACTTGATAGAGTTGAACGAGAATGTTTTATTGCACCTAACGGTGATTGGTATCCATGCTGTTACGATGACAATAATGACATTGTATTAGGTAACGTAGTCACATCAACACTATTAGAAATTCATAATTCTGAAACCAGACAAACATTTATTAGTCGTCTTAAAGCTCGACAATACGAAGAAATCGGGTATCCGTGTAATACTATCGCGTGTTGCAACAGCATCACTATAAAAAACTACAAAGAGTTAACATCACACTATAAACCAGGTGATGTCTTTCCATTAACACAACTTAAAAAATAAAAGAGGTTATATGACACAACGAGCAAAAGCATTTTTTATTAATGGCGGTGCAGGACGAGTTATCTGCGCAGTGCCAGCATTAGAAAAATATGCAGAAGATCATCCAGACGAAAAATTTATTATCGTGTGCGAAGGCGGTACTGATTTTTTTAAAGCGCATCCTAAACTACATAGTAAGGTATATGACAATTGGCACAAAAACCTATTTCATGAAAAATTAGTAGACATGGAGTTAGTTACTCCTGAACCATATAGAGTTTGGGAATACTTTAATCAAAAATGCTCGTTAAGTCAAGCATTTGATATTGAAATTAATAACGCAGGTATAAGAGAGTTACCGCGTCCTACATTAAAACTAACACAAGATGAAATTTCAAATGGCAAACTTGGAATTAAAGATGTATTAGTTAAAAGCGGTAAAAAACGATCAATAGTATTCCAACCATTTGGCCGCGGTGTTAACATGAAAGGTGACATTATCACTGATCCATCAGGCAGAAGTTTTGAAATTGGAAACGTAATTAATATTATTAATAAATTACAAAAGGATTTTGCTGTAATTGTTATGACTGAATTACCTTTAAATTTTCAATCTTTAGGGTGTAAAGAGCCAGTATCGATTCCAACAAACATTACTCTTAGACAGTGGGCAGGTCTTATTAAAGCATCTGATATGCTTTTATCATGTGACAGTGTAGCACAACATATTGCGTATGCATTAGGTAAACCAACTGTTGCAGTGATGGGTTCAACTTTTCCAATTAACGTGTCGTATCCAGAATGTGAAAATTTTAAAATTTTAGATATGGGGGAAGGTGTAAGAATTTATAGTCCAATTCGCATCACACAAGACGAATACGCCGACATGAATAATGACGGGATTATGGCAATGAATAATAAAATTGAAGCTGTAATTGTTGACGCAGTTAACGACGTGTATGATAAGTTTGTAAAAACTAAAGTAGAAAAATAACAGGATATAATATGACAAATACAATGAAAACTGGATGGATTGCTGCAATTACAAGAGGTCATAACGCAGGGGTGTGTTTATTAAAAGACGGAGAAATTGTCTTTAGTATAGAAGAAGAACGATTAACTCGCCAAAAATATGACGGCGGCCCGTTTGCAACAATGCTTAAGATTTTAGATTATACTAAAACTTTAGATTTATTAGTTATTGCACATACTACTCCAAAAGAAACTGCAGGTCGAATTGACTTTAGTGGTGAAGATCTATACACCGGATTTGCTCGTAAATTAGGGTTAATTGACCGTAAAGGTGATAGATTTAATCATCCGCAAGTACTTGACCTTAGTCACGTTCATCATAAACTACATGCAGCATGTGCGTTTTACCGATCTGGATTTGACACTGCAGTTGCAGTAATTGTCGACGGTGCCGGTACCTTTATTGAATTACACAATAATAACGAAACAATAACTGGGTGGGAAACTGAATCTATTTTTGAATGCGAATACCCAGCATCGTTTACTACAAAATATAAACATATTGGAATTCGAGAGCCAATGGCAGGTGCTGTTATTAAAAATTATCCAGGCAATCTGTACGGTGAACACACTACGCACGATGCCAGAATTGGCGACCATGCCGGTATTGTTAAAGTATACGAAGCTGTTACTGAGTACTGCGGGTTTACAGCAATTGAAGCTGGTAAGACTATGGGATTGTTTCCATACGGAGAACCAACTGATAAAATCCCGCCATTATTTGACACAACAGGAACTTATGTTAGTTCTAACAGAAACTTAATCGTTCCGAGATATCCAAATGGTGCAGTTATAAATGCAAACTTATATGAATACTTATCTGATAACAATGATGCAGATCTTAGTACATTATCTAATCGTAGAGATTTAGCGCATGCATGTCAGACTCAAACACAAGAACAAGTTTTGCAATTAATTTTGCGTGCGGTTGAGATATCAGGAAATAACAATGTAGTGTTAAGTGGTGGTTACGGATTAAATTGCGTAGCAAACTATTTTTATTTAGACGCATTAAAAGATAAAGGTGTTAATTTATATGTAGAACCGATTAGTAACGATGCTGGCACTGCTATCGGTGCTGCTATGATTGCATATCGAACTACTACTAACGATTCTAATATTACTACATTTACAGATAATTTATATTTAGGAATTGATTATGATTATACGTTAGCAGATATCGAAGAAGTGTGTGCGTTATACGATGCTGAATATACTGATGCATCGCATACTGAAGTTGTAGACCTACTTAGAAACAAAAATATTGTAGCAATGTTTCAGGGACGCAGCGAAAACGGACCACGTGCATTGGGTAATCGATCGTTGTTATTTGATCCAACATACAAAGATGGTAAAGATTTTGTTAATGCTGTTAAGCATCGAGAGTACTTTAGACCGTTTGCTGGAACTATTTTAAAAGATTATGTACATGATTGGTTTGATCTTAAAGGGTTAGATGAAAGTCCAAGCATGATGTATGCAGTAAATTGCCAGCCCGGTGTTGCTGAAAAAGTACCAAGTATTATCCATGTTGATGGCACTTGTCGTATTCAAACAATTACGTTAGAACAAAATACAAACTTCTATGAATTAATTACTGAATTTTATAAAGCATCTGGCATTCCTATTTTATTTAATACCAGTTTTAACTTAGGAGGAGACCCATTAGTTGAAACGTTGCAAGATGCAGTCGAAACGTTAGCACGTAGCGAGATCGAATATTTGTATCTTCCAGAATATGGAAAATTAATTAGAATTCTTAATGAAGGTTAATATGAGTACTATAAGATTTGCCGGAGCACAAATTCCATGTACTCCATATATAAACAAAAACATTGTTACTCTTAAAACTGCAATTGACTGGGCAGCAGATAACAAAGTTGATTACTTAGTGACGCCAGAGGCGTCACTAAGTGGGTACACGGTCGAGTTTGCTAATAACTTAGAATGTTTACAATCAGCACTTCGTGAAATAGAATCATATGCTGCAGAAAAAAATGTCGGATTATGTTTAGGAACATTATGGGTAGAACATGGGCCTCCTGGTACTGAACATGTATCTGTTAAACGCAATCAGATTAGATATTATGCGCCCGATGGTACATACCTTGGTGCAACTAATAAAACTGTGTTGTCGCCACTTGATCTTGAAATTGGCATTGAACACAGTAACATACATACTGGTATTATACTATCGTATAATGATAAAGTGATACCAATTGCTGGTATTATTTGTGCAGACTTATACGGATATCACGGATATAACGGCGGGCTACCTGAAGAATTTTTTAAAATGGGAGCAACCTTATTAATACATTCTACTAATGCAGAACGTGGCATTGATGAGTTTAGAGATGAAATTGACAACATGTGGATTGAAAGTAATCTTCGTCGAGTGTCGTATATGTTATTACCAGTAATTGTAGCAGATAATTGTTATATGATGGATGGGACTGAATATCATAATCAAACGTCGTCTCAGAGCGGAGTTACTATAAAAGGAGAATGGGTTGTTAAAGTTCCAAGAACTAACACCCATTACTTTTATTATGATTTCAATGAAGACGATTTAACACAACCGATAGAGCGATATAAATGAAAACAAATATACGATTTGCCGGAGCACAAATTCCGTGTACTCAACATATAGCACAAAATGTTAGTACTATTAAGGCTGCAATAGACTGGGCAGCTGATAATACAGTTGATTATTTAGTAACTCCAGAAGGTTCACTAAGTGGTTATAATTACAATTTTTCTATAGAAAATTATGAGCTAATATCGGCACTTGCTGAAATTGAGCAATACGCAGCTAATAAAAATGTAGGTTTGTGCTTAGGTACATTATGGGATGAATTGGAATTTAATGGTAGGATACGTCGAAATCAAATTAGATTCTATAAAAATGATGGAAAATTTTTAGGAATAGTAAACAAACATATAACAATTGAGCAAGACGAAATCGCAAACGTAATTTCTGACAATAATACGTTGTTAATAGGGTTACTAATTAACAATCAAATTATACCCGCCGGCGGATTAATATGTGTAGACATGTACGGTACTCCTGATCGAAAAAGTATACCAACAGAACTTTCATTAATGGGTGCAAGAATATTAATTCATGCTACTAACGGCAATCGTAATAACTGGCAGTACGACCGATCAAAAACAGAGTTAGCGGATAATATTTCAAACGATTGGCATGACATATGTATGCGGAGAACTTCGTTTTTAAGGAATCTTCCTATAATAACAGTTGACAACTGTTATATGTGTGACGGTACTGAATATCATGGTAGAACGTCAAGCGAAAGTGGTGTGATAATTGGCGGAGAATGGGTTACTCAAGTGCCAAGAACTGGCACTCAGTATTTTTATTATGATTTTGATGTAGATACATTAGCAATTGATATGCCACCTCCACCGTTAGAGAGAATCGATAATGTCGATTAACGTTTGAATCTTAGTTTGAATAACTTTGTTACGCAAACTAAGATTTAAGCCTCGGTGTATAGGTTTAGGAAGAACGTTGATATCAAACCAACCCCAAGCAATATGTTCATCGCTTAATGTTGGTACAAACTCGTTCTCAACTAAACAAAAATATGTATGAAAATTAAAGACACTATCGTTAGATACAAACTTTTCTAACGGTAGTGTTTTTTTAATGTCTGGAAGAAATCCAATTTCTTCTTCAATTTCTCTTGTAAGACCTTGCCACGGATTTTCGTTAACAAGGTTAGTTCCGCCTACTAACCCCCAAGTTCCTTGATGTTTACCTGAAGACTTTTGTATCAGTAAGAAGCGGTGTGTAGCACGAGAATACATTAACGCACCACTACATATAATTTGATCTTTTACAGTTCCAATCGCCATTTACCCACCTTATAAATTCCTTCAAAACTCTTAACCCATGCAACTCCATTCCACCTGTATTGTATACCTGTGTACGTGTTAGTTTGCCAAATTATAGTATCAAATTCATTTTGAGAATCAAAAATTACGTTCCATCTAGTTCCAGACCATTCAATAATATCATTTGCATGTGCAACTAACTCGGCGTCGTTAATACCTTTCCATGCATCTGCACCGTCTTCGTTTACAATACTTCCAATATCTTCTATTAACAAATATCTTAATCCAATTGAAGGTAGTTGATCAGTTCCTTTGTTTAACGGATCACGCGGATTATGTGTTAACGGATTTATGATTGCATCAAACGACCCTGGACTATTTGATCTATTATTGTTTGGATTATACGCAACATCAGTATCTAAGTTTCCAACACTGTCAATTCCTGTATTTGAATTGAGCGTATCTCTATCCCAATTTACATGTAAAATTGTTTCATCAAACTCGTCTGTAGACACAGTACCGTTAATTTCAATTCCGTTGTCTTGAATTAAGAATACTCTACTTACTCCTGAAATAAACTTATCAGGGAACATATCTAATAACTGCGGCCACTTTAATGGCGGCGATGCGGGCTCTGGCATATCGTACGATGTATTGTTGTTTAAATCGGATACATTAGAATCATATAACGTTAATTGACTGTTATATGCTTCAATTGTAAAATCTTCTAACACAGTAACTATTTCAGTTAGTAATGTTGACGGCTGATTATCTGCAACATCGTAGTCAGACCCAAATCCTGAAATATACGGTGAATTTGCATCGTGTATACCTGTAATAATTTTTGTAATAACGCCAAGCTGTTTAACTTTTACTGGAGGACTAATCCATATTGGAGTATCAACTGTTAGCGTACCAATGTCAATTGGTGTATCAGTACCAACAGGCACTGCCTTACTTGACCAATTGATGCTAGTTAAATTTAATACAGTTATACTAGTCCAATCTACATAATTGTCAGTAGTTTGTAGTTCTATACTTGGATTAAAGAACATTAAAATCTGTTCCATAATTTGTAATTTTTGGTCAGTATTTGCAGTCCATATATCAACTTTCATAGTTAATTTAAAAGGAGTTGGCATTAACCGTTCAATTGTATAATTACGACCTGGTCCGGAATTATATTCAGATCCAACTATATCCCGTTCTCTAATATTCTTTTTACTAACAAATGTTGAATCTGATAGTCGATCTTTGTCTAATTCTAATCCATGGATGTAAACACTAATTCGTGGTATTGAATTAACTGTATTCTCTGAATTTTGTCTAATTATAGTTGCAGCTTGTCTATCAGCATCGCCATACGCTACTGGTATACGATGCAATGTGCCGTCACTGTATCTTACAGTAAATTCACTAAAAAATCTAATTGTCTGTGTGACGTACCGTCTTATGGCACCGTCATAAAAATGTTGCATACATTCTCCTGTTCCAGTATTTATTGCAGTATAAAATTACAAATCTGCTTTTGGTTTAAGTGCCGTTGATAAACTTTGACGTTCTGATTCTCTATGATTATACAAACTAACTCGCCATGCACCACTATACGGTATTACAACTTGCTCATCATTTACAATAGGTAAGTTAATTTTAATCTTTGCAACGCCATCTACATCATACGACTCGACTATATTAGTATATTCTGCAACCGCAAAGTCTAATCTAACAGTTTCTAATTTTAATACAACATAAATTGCAGGAATACTAAAATCAATATTTGTATTAATTACCGCTGCATCGTTAGTTAATCGTACATAATCAGTACCAACTTCGTCTGTGTACATAAATTTAGTATTGTTAACAAAACTAGTTTTTAATGTTTGTCTAGTATCGGTATTAGTCATAGTCATGCGTACATTATCTTCAACCTTTAACCATCGTTGGCCATTAAACTTAAATAATCTGTTTGGTAAAAAGTCAAGTCTTAAAAAGTAATCATCTTTTGCAACTTCTTGCGGAAAACGAATCCCTTGTCCAAATACATAGCCATTTGGTGGAAATCCGTCACCGAACAAATAACCAGTATACCCGGTGCGCAATGGCATTGCATTACGACTAGATGCGTTTAAATTTGTTAAACCGTCAATTACTTGACCAGAATGACTTGCAGTAATTTCGTCTGAATCTACTGTAGTTAACAGTGCATGACCTGTATCGGGATCAATTGCTAATGTATAGAAATGTCTAACTTGAAATCCGCTCATTGGAGAATCAAGTTCTGCTTGTTTTACAATTGCATCGCTAATTTCAAGTTCTTTAGTT